TACTGTAACTGCATCATTCGATAGTAGATTAGACCAAATTGAAACCGCAACTTCTTCATATCTCAATACAAACGGAGATGGAGTATTAAGTGGTTCACAACAAGTTATTGACTCACTTCCAACTGGTCTTGTTAGTGGCTCTTCACAAACAATAGCAAACTTACCTACGGGTGTTGTAAGTGGTTCTTCACAAACCATAGCTAATTTACCAACTGGTGTCATATCTGGTTCAGACCAAATTGAAACAAATTTACCAAGTGGTGTGGTATCGGGTTCAGACCAATTAACAAGTGTATTCTTAGAAATTAATGGTGATGGTGTAATTTCACAATCTGCACAAGTAAACATAGGTTCAGTAAATGGATTTTCAACATTTAGTTCATCTGTTGATGTTTCTATTACAAATATAAATTCTACTACATCTTCTTTTGATGGGAGATTAGATGAAATCGAATCAACCACTTCTTCATTTGAAACAAGATTTGGTGAAATTGAAAGTGCAACCTCTTCATATCTGAATACAAATGGTGATGATGTTGTTAGTGGTTCAGTACTAAGACCAAATGAAGATGGAGTATTAAGTGGTTCAGAACAAATAACAGCATTTGGATTTATATCTGAATCAGATGATACTTCAAGATTAAATTTATTTACACAATCATTTGATACTGCAATTACACTTAATTCAGCAGATGTAACAATATTAGGTAATTTAACAGTTCAAGGAACACAAACTCAACTTAATACAAATACATTAAATGTTGAGGATAAAAATATTTTAGTAGCGAGTGGAGCAGCAGATTCTGCAGCAGCAAACGGTGCAGGTTTAACAATCGATGGTGCTAACAAATCGTTACAATGGAATCATACAGAACAAGAATTTAGATTTGATGCAGATGTTTCTGCTTCGGCATTCTATGGAGATGGTTCGAACTTAACAGGCGTATCTGCGGATTCTGTAACATTCGCAAACGTAACATCTAAACCCGCAGGATTGGTTAGTGGTTCAGCTCAAACGATAGCTAATTTACCAACTGGTGTAGTTAGTGGTTCATCTCAGACAGTAGCTCATTTAGTAAACAAAGATGTAAACTTTGGAACTGGTGATATAACTGCATCTGTTATTGCAACAAGTACTATTCATCCAAATGTTGGTGATGATACAATATCTTTTAAAACGGGTACATATTTAGATAATCTTACTGAAGTTGAAGCAACAAGATTAAAAGGACAAATAATCGCTACAAATGGAATTGTTTCTGGTTCAGTACTAAGACCAGATGGAGATGGAGTAATCTCAGGTTCAGTACTAAGACCAAACGGAGATGATGTAGTTAGTGGTTCAGGTCAAATAACCATTTCAAGTACAGATGGATTTACAACCTTTAGTTCTTCACTTGATTCAAGATTAGGATACTTAGAAACAGAATCTGGTTCTCTTGATGGAAGATTAGATAGAATAGAATTAGAAACTGGTTCTATAAATACAAGTTTAGGAGAACTAAACACTACTACAGAATCATTTGATGGAAGATTAGATAGAATCGAACTCGAAACAAGTTCTATAGATACAAGTTTAGGAGAAATAAATACATTCACTTCTTCTGCAGATGGTAGATTAGATAGAATAGAATTAGAAACATCATCTTTTGATGATAGATTAGACCAACTTGAAACACATACGGGCTCACTTGGAACTGCAGCATTCTATAATGTTACTGGTTCTATATTTGGTGATTCAACTGTAGTACCAACCGCAGCCGCAGTAAACTCTGCAATTGCAGGTGCAGGTGGTGGTGATATCACTGCAGTAGCAGCAGGAACTGGTTTAAGTGGTGGTGGTGTAACTGGTGATGTTACTATAAACTTAGATACAGGCTCAACACATTTTACAGAAGGAGTACAAGCAGCAGCAGGTTCTTCAACTGATATTTCACATCTTAATACATTTACAGGCTCTGCGGATGGAAGATTAGATAGAATAGAATTAGAAACTTCTTCATTCGATAGTAGATTAGACCAAATCGAAACTGCAACCTCTTCATTCCTTAGTTCAGGTGGTGATGGTGTAATTTCACAATCTGCACAAGTAACGAATATTGGAAATTCTCAATTAACAAACTCAGCAATTACCATAAGTGGTACTTCAGTATCATTGGGTAGTTCAATTACTGATGAAATTCTATTTGGTGGAACTGGTACTTTAAGTGGTTCACAACAAATAGTTGATATATTAAATACAAATACCGTAATTAGTGGTTCAAGTCAAGTAAACGCAAATACAATTACAAACTTCGATGCAAACGTACTTGATAAAATAAACGCGGAAGGTTTAATTTCAGAATCTGCACAAGTAAATGCAAATACAATTACAAACTTCGATGCAAATGTACTTACAAAGTTAAACGCGGAAGGTGTAATTTCTGCATCGGCTCAAGTAACTGGTATTGGTAACTCACAACTTACGAATTCATCAATTACCATTAGTGGAACTTCAGTATCATTAGGTGGTTCAATTACTGATGAAGTACTATTCGGAGGTACTGGTGTAATATCTGGCTCTGAACAAGTAGATGCAACCGATGTTACAAACTTTGATTCAAATGTAAAAACTAAATTAGATGCAGAGGCAGTATTAAGTGGTTCTTCTCATTCTGGTAATCAAACATTCAATGATGATGTAACTATTAGTGGAGATTTAAGTGTTGCTGGAACAACAACTTATACTTCAACAAACAATGTTAACATTGGTGATAATATATTAGAACTTAACTTTGGTGGTTCTGCTACTGAAGGAGGTATCTTAGTAAAAGACGGTACTGGTAGTTCAACAACAAGTGGTTCATTTAAATGGGATTCAACTAATGATTATTGGAAGGCAGGAAAATTAGGTAGTGAAGCCGAAGTTATTACAACTGGTAATATTGTAAGTAATTTACCAACAGGTGTAGTTTCAGGTTCAAGTCAACTTACATTCTATACTGATTCAGATAATACAGACCACCTTAACTCATTAGGAGTAATTAGTGGTTCTTCACAAGTAACTATTACAGAATCTCAAATTTCTGATTTAGATAAATATAACAACACAGATAACTTAAATTACTTAAATTCATTAGGTGTATTTAGTGGTTCAAGTCAAGTAAACGCAAATGATATTACAAACTTTGATGCAAATGTACTTACAAAGTTAAATGCAGAAGGAGTATTTAGTTCATCTGCACAGGTAACTGGTATTGGAAATTCTCAATTAACAAACTCAAGTATAACAATTAGTGGTACTTCAGTATCATTAGGTAGTTCAATTACTGATGAAGTATTATTTGGTGGAATTGGTATAATATCTGGTTCATCACAATTAACTTCTTCATTCTTAGAAGTTAATGGACGTAATGTAATTAGTGGTTCATCACAAGTAGTTCTTAATGATGCAGATAAGACAGGATTTACTGGTGCAACTTCAATTACAACTGTTGGAACAATTGGAACTGGTACTTGGCAAGGTACTGCAATTGCATCCGCATACTTAGATTCAGACACTGCTCACCTAAGTGGTACACAAACATTTAGTGGTGCTAAATCATTCTCATCAGCAGTAAACATAGATTCAACTACACAATCAACTTCCAAAACAACTGGTGCGTTAATTGTTGATGGTGGTGTTGGTGTTGCCAAAACTCTAAACGTTGGTGAAGATATTGTTGCATATGCATCTTCAGATGAAAGATTAAAAGATAATATTCAAACAATCGAGAACCCACTTGAGAAATTATCTCAGATTAGTGGTAACACATTCGATTGGAATGAAGAAAAACAAGATATTTATAAAGGTAGAGATTACGGAGTTATTGCTCAAGAAATAGAACAAGTTATGCCAGAGCTCGTAGATACGAGAGATAATGGGTACAAAGCAGTAAAATACGAAAAACTTGTTCCACTATTAATTGAATCAATAAAAGAACTCCAAAAAGAAATAGAAGAACTAAAATCTAAATAGAATTTTAGAAAATGGCACAAACGATAAAATTAAAAAGGTCTGCAACAACTGGTAAAGTTCCTTCTACCAGTAATTTGGCTCTCGGTGAGTTGGCCGTAAATACCTATGATGGTAGAATATTCTTCAAAAAGAACGATGGTTCTGATTCTATTGAACACATTGTAACTACTGATTCTGTAACTACTGGTTCAATAGAATTAACAGGTAGAGTAACCGCTAGTGGATTCTTTATTAGTAGTAATGATGGTATTATTAATAGTGGAGATGATATGCACTTCAAAATGAACAACACCACAGTGTTTCAACTTGCTGGTGATGGTACTCAAGATATATATGTCGGTACTGGTGGTTGGAGTGGAAATCTAAAAATTGATACAGATGCAGTTGTATATTCAACTTCTCAATCTCATTTAAAAATCAAAGATGGTATAAAATTAAGAATAGGTAATCAAAATGATTTAGAAATATACTCTGTTAATAATGGTGATACTTATTTTGATTTAAATGAAGATGATAAAGACCTTATATTTAGAAGTGATGATGGTAGTGGTGGTTTAACTGAATATTTAAGATTAGATGGTGGTACTGAAAACATAGTTTTTAGTAAACCTATAAGTGGAAGTGGAGCTGGTATTAGTGGAACAACACTTACACTTAGTGGATTATCTGCTCAAAACTCTGAAACAGATGTACTAACAATAAATGGTTCAAATGTAATAGGAACAAGACAATTAGGTTCAAATGCATTCAACTCAACCGCATTTGCAACTGGTGATAACTTTGATGCTGATGGTACGTTTGCTTCATTAAGAGCACAAGGAACTACCGCAGGTGATGTAGGATTGGGTAGCGTTACCAACGAGAGTAAATCTACAATGTTTACAAACGCCGCTCTCACAGGCACACCAACTGCACCTACGGCAGATTTAACTGATGATAGTACTCAAATCGCTACAACTGCATTCGTAAAATCTCAGAATTACATTACAAGTGCTGATGGTGGTAATGCACAAACATTAGATAGCATTGATTCAAGTGGATTCATTAGAGCTAACGCTAATGACGATGTATCTGCTCATACAGAATGGCAAGATAGTAAAGAAATAAGACTCGGTTCTGATAACGATGCCCAATTATATCACAACGGAACAAATATGTTCCTTGCAAATGGTACTGGTAATCTTATTATTAGAAATAACACGAATGATGGTAACGTAGTTCTACAATCAGATGATGGTTCGGGTGGTGTTGCCTCTTACCTTTACCTCGATGGTACAAACGGAAAAGTACAGATTGATAAACCAACAGATATATCTGATACAACACAATCAGATGCAAAAACAACAGGTGCATTTGTAGTTGATGGTGGTGTTGGTATAGCAAAAACACTTAATGTTGGTGAAGATGTTGTTGCATACGCTTCTTCGGATGAAAGATATAAAGATAATGTTACACCAATCCAAAATCCAAACGAAAAACTAAAACAAATCGGTGGATATACTTTTGATTGGAATGATAAACACGAAGTATTCAAAGGTCAACATGATGTTGGTGTAATTGCACAAGAAATAGAAAAAGTATTACCAGAGATTGTAGAAACAAGAGAAAGTGGATATAAAGCGGTAAAATACGAAAAGATAGTAGCTTTACTAATCGAATCTAACAAAGAACTTCTGAAAAGAATCGAAGATTTAGAATCAAAAATTAAATAAATGTATGATGTTTATTATACAACTGGTGGTGGTCCTTATACCAACGCAGGTTCTGATAAATGGGTGAATGATTGGTTAGAATTGATTGCACCTAAATTAGATGTAACCCCAATCCTTCTTATTCATAGAAACAAACCAAAAAATTTTGATGATTATGATTATGAGTTTCCAATAGAAACTTATTGGCATGGTGATGATATTGATAAATTCGAAGAATTGTGTAGAGGTGCAAGAAGAATAAACATACTACATGGACATTATACACCTTTAAAACCAATATTAGAAAATAAAGATAAGATACACTCAAACATATTACATAACTCAGTAGACCATGTTTTAAAATCTTCATTAGGATTAGATACCTATACAGTTCATGCACCATATATGGATTCTGCGTGGGAAAAAGAAGTTGCTAATTCAAGTAAACATAATATATGGGTTGGTTTATTTGATATTCTTATAGAAAACGAAAATATACAAAATTTTTATGAATTCAAACGAAATCTTGAATTATCTGATTCAAATACTATAGGATTCTGTGCAAGACCAGAAGGAAGAAAGAATCCACATTTTTTAGATGGTATGAAATCATTTATGTTTACAGAATCACTTGAGATGAAATGGTATTGGAAATCATGGATGAAGTTTGATTTCTCTAAATCAAAAATATATCACTATAATTCAGAATTCAAAGATGAGTTTTATAATAAAGATTGGGGAATATCCCATTCGTGTTTTACAAATGAACCATTTGGGTATGGTATCTTTGAGGCAGTTGATTATGGAAAGTTGCCTATTTTATATACCTCTTGGTGTAAAGATTTCGAATATCCTTATAGAGCAAAGAATAAAAAAGAATTTGTAGATATTTATAATCAGTTGTGTAAAGAACCATATTCTGTAAAAAAACAATGGTTTGATAAACTAAAATCTTATATGGTAGAGAACTATACGGATAAAAATAAATGGATAAACTCTCTACTTGATATTTATAATATATAGGAAACGATTATGGCTAGAAGTTCAGGAGATACTCTCAGTTTAAAAAATTTAGGAACAGCAGTAAGAACTACCGCAACTGGTAGTGGTGTTTCTTTAAATGCAATTAATGGTAGTGCAGGAACAGAAGTATCCTTAGATGACTTCGGTATAGATACGGTTGGTGGTGTTGCAGGATTTACATATGTAGTTGAAAACACAACAGAAACCTATAGATTAGGATTTACAGTATCTGGTTCATTATTTCAAAGTAAAATAGCAAATCAGGCTGATAACTTTACATGGTCTGTACCTGCGGGTAGTAAACTAAGTGTAAACACAAATAGTGGTGAAACCGCAACTTTCGATGCATCTACAATGACAGATAATACTGATAATCTTGACCAAACGGTATTACAGACAGTTGCATCACATACAGTACGAGTAGTATTTGATGATACTTTTAATGACCATGCAACAAATCATGGTTCAAACAGAGATAAAACTGTTTATACAGTTGATTCATATGATAACAATGCATCTGCACTTTGTTTAACCGCGGATTCTCCAATTATTATGTATGATGGAAGTATATCTCAAGTTGGAGATTTAGAAGAAGGAGATGAGTTATTAGGATACAATCCTACAAATCTAAATTTAGATTCAGATGCAGATTTCTTTGAATGGAATAGTTCAGATATAAGTGGAGAATACTGTAAAGTAAGCGTAAAAGATATTATATTCTCGTTTGCATCATCTTATTACAATATTAATAATGGTGAAATACGAGCAACATCAGAACACCCAATGTTAGTTTGGGATTCGGAAGAACAACTTTATAAATTTAAAGAAATGTTTAGATTAAAAGTTGGAGATAAATTAATAAAAAGACATAACGATGGAATTAATGAAATTGATATTGAAACAATCGTTGTAGAAAAGGAAAATGTGGAGATTGTATCTATTAATGTAGAGGATGTAGATACATACTTAGTAAATGGATATGTAACACACAACAAGGGTGGTAACACACATACAGATGAATCTGCACCAAGTGCACCAACATCATTAGCATGGGATAACGCAATAAATACACTTTCATGGAGTGGTGATGGTACAAATGATGTATATGATTTACAAGTATCTACCGTATCAAACTTCGCATCAACAGAAGTGAACGAAACGGAATGGAGTGCAACCTCATATGTATATGGAACTCCACCTGCAAATGGTACTTACTACGCTAGGGTAAGACAGTATGGAACAAACGGTTTAAGAAGTGCTTATAGTAGTACATTAACATTTACTAAGAGTTAAAAATAAAATTAACGTTTGAGAAAAAATCTTATATTTATATATACACTTAAACATTTTTAAATTATATCAAAATGGCAGAAGAAATAAAGTTTACAGAAGAAGAGTTGGGTAGTATTAACCAACTTCGTCAATCAATCGGACAATGTTTTGCAAAGATTGGTCAATTATCACTTGAAAAGAAAAGAAGAATTCAAGAGATTGAAACAGAAATCCTTCAAGTAGAAGGTGAGTACACAAATCTAATTAATCAAGAAAGTGATTTGTTTACAGAATTAAATAAGAAATATGGAGATGGGAACTTTGACCCACAGACGGGTGTTTTCACTCCAATAGAAGAAAAGAAGGAAGAAGCAGTAAATGCAGAGTAGATTTTTATCTTTTCTAAGTTTTAATTAATACTTATATGTGTATCATTACACAAATTTGATAATAGGAGTAAAATAAAATGGCAGAAAAAATTGTATCACCTGGTGTATTTACGAGAGAGAATGACCTTTCATTTTTACCTCAAGGTATTGGTGAAATAGGAGCAGCAATCATAGGACCTACTAAAAAAGGGCCTGCTTTCGTTCCAACCGTAATAAGCACTCAAGCAGATTTCGATGAAATCTTCGGTACACCTGATGGTTCTTACTATACAGGATATACCGTTCAAAATTATTTAAGAGAAGCAGGAACAGTAACAGTTGTTAGAGTTGGTCACATCGGTGGGTATACTCAAACTGAAGGTCTTGCAATAAAAATTAGTGGTTCAGCAGATAACGGTGGGAAAAAAGTAGTTAGTACTTTATTTAACACAAGTGGCTCAGATGCATCAGTAGGGTTCTCTGGTTCAGTACTTGCTGGAGAAGAATCAGCATCAGCATTTTCAATAAATGTAGCAGTAGATGGGACAAGTTCCCTTGAAGTTTCTGCTTCAGTTTTATACACTGCAGGAAATGATATAGCAGATGTATTCGGTGAATCACCATATGGAAGTAAAATAGCATATGCATATAACTGGTTCCAAAGTGCAGCATATGATTACAGAACTTATATATCTGATAGTGGTTCAAAAGTTGAAGTAGAACCATTACCAGCAAATAACTTTTCGAATGATGTACAACACGCCACTACTCCTTACATCGTTTCTCAGTTAATTTCTGGTGAAAGACATAACTTATTCAGATTCCACACTTTAGGTGATGGTACAAATACAAATAAAGAATTTAAAATCTCTATTTTCAATATTAAAGAAGCAGGTTCTTCAAACTCTACAGATTACGCAACGTTCTCTATAGCAGTTAGAAAATTTGGTGATACTGATAAGAGAAAATCAGTATTAGAAACATTTAACAATGTTAACTTAGACCCTGCATCTCCACAATACATCGCAAGAGTAATTGGTGATAGAAACCTTACTATCGATGCAAACGGAAAACAATCTGAAAACGGAGATTATAGAAATAACTCAAAATACATCAGAGTAGAAGTATTAGATGGGTATCCAGTAACTGCAGGACCATTTGGTCATAAAGAGTATGAAAACCCAGTCAATCTTACTACTCCAACTGAATTACCAGCAGTGGTATTCAGTACAGGTTCAGATTCAAACACTGCAGGAAGTAAAACAACTTTCTCAGGTATTGATTTAGAAACTGCAGTTGTAAAATTAGATAATCATAATTACTTGGCACCTATACCAGCAAGTCCATCTACTGGTTCAAACGTAGTATTTGCATTCGATGGAAACATTGATGGTGTTGGTTTAAGTTATGCGTTAACTGGTTCAACTGATTCTGATGTAAAAGCGAAAGATATCGCTAAGAGACAATTTTCAGTTGCCTTCCAAGGCGGGTTTGATGGATGTGCTCCAACAGTAAGACCTCACTTGGGTGCTGGAATATCAGCAGGTAACTCACAAGGATTTAACTTATCAAACTCAGCTTCAAGTGGTTCGGTTGCATATGTAAAAGCAATCAACTCAGTATCTAATCCAGATGATTTCGATATCAACTTGGTATCTGCACCTGGTGTGGTAAGAAGATTACACTCTTATGTGTTTGATAAAGTAGTTGATATGGTAGAAGCTAGAAGTGATGCATTCTTCATCGGTGATTTAACTGGTCAAAATGATACAATCGGACAAGCAACTACTCAAGCAGAGGCTTTAGATAGTAACTACGCAGGTGCTTACTATCCATGGGTCAAAACAATTGATTCAAATACAAACAAACTAACTGCAGTACCACCATCAACATTACTACCTGGTATCTATGCTGCTAACGATAGAATCGCAGCAGAATGGTTCGCACCGGCTGGTTTAAATAGAGGTGGAATTGTAGGAGCAGTTTCTGTATTGAATAGATTGACTCACGCTGAAAGAGATACTTTATATGAATCTAAAGTTAACCCAATTGCTCAGTTCCCAGGCGAAGGAATTGTTGCTTTCGGACAGAAAACTTTACAAGATAAAGCATCTGCACTTGATAGAATCAACGTAAGAAGATTATTAATCAAAGTTAAGAAGTTTGTTGCAAGTACTTCAAGATACTTAATATTCGAACAAAATACTGCACAAACAAGAAGTAGATTTATAAATACAGTACAACCTTATTTAGAAGGTGTACAACAAAGACAAGGGTTATATGCATTTAGAGTTGTTATGGATGAGACAAACAACACTCCAGATGTAATCGATAGAAACATCTTAGCAGGTCAAATATTTTTACAACCAACTAAGACTGCTGAATTCATTGTAATTGACTTCAACATTCTACCGACTGGAGCATCGTTCTCAGCATAATGAAAAATAAAAAAGATTATATTTATTAGTATAATAGGAGAAAAATAAAATGGCAGAAGTATTAGAATTTAACGATATGTTTTATACCAACTTCGAACCGAAGATGAAGAACAGATTCATCATGGAAATCGATGGTATACCTTCATATCTTATCAAAACAGCCAACAGACCTTCAATTCAGTTTGAGGTTGTAACTCTTGACCATATTAATGTTAAGAGAAAACTCAAAGGAAAAGGTGAGTGGCAAGATGTAGAAATTTCATTATATGACCCAATTGTACCAAGTGGTGCACAATCAGTAATGGAATGGGTGAGAACTTCTCACGAATCTTTAACAGGTAGAGATGGATACGCAGATTTCTATAAGAAAGATGTTAATTTCTATATGTTAGGACCAGTTGGTGATAAGATTGAACAATGGACTCTAAAAGGTGCGTTCATTAATAACGCAGTGTTCAACGATTTAGATTGGGCTTCTAATGACCCAGCAGAAATCACATTGACTTTATCCTATGATTACGCAATCTTAGAATTCTAATACTAATAATATATTGAAGAAAGAAAGTTCTCTTAGTGAGAACTTTTTTTTTGTCTAAAATTCTAACTTTTTACTTTTTATATATTTATATACACAAAACATTTAGAAATATGGCAAATTACGAATTTCCAACAGAAGTGATAGAATTACCATCAAAAGGTAAAGTATATCCAGAATCAAACCCGTTATCAAAGGGTAGAGTAGAAATCAAGTATATGACTGCAAAAGAAGAAGATATACTTGCATCTCAAAATTTGATAAGAAAGGGGGTGGTACTTGATAAGTTATTTGAATCAGTTGTAGTTGATAAGGATATTGATATTAATGATATTGTAGTAGGTGATAAAAACGCAATCTTATTAGCAACAAGAATTTTAGGTTATGGTTCAGATTATCAAGTAGAAGTTACAGACCCATTCTCTGGTGAACAACAAAAAACAGTAATTGATTTAGCTAAAATCCAAACAAAGGATGTTGATGAAAACTTATTGAATAGAGAAAACAGATATGAGTTTGAATTACCAAAAACAAAGAAAAAAGTTAAGTTTAAATTACTCACCCATAAAGATGAACAAGATATAACGGCTGAAACTCAGGCGTTACAAAGATTACAAAAAGGTAAATCAGATGTAAGTAACGAAGTAACCACTCGTTTAAAGTACATGATACAAGAAGTAGATGGTAACTCAGATAGAGGGTTCATTAATTCATTTGTTACAAACGGCTTATTGGCTTTGGATACAAGGGCATTAAGAAACTACGTTAAATCAATAAGTCCAGATATGGACATGAGGTACACATTTACATCGGACCTCACGGGTGAATCGGAGGCTCTCGATATTCCCTTTGGGGTTGGGTTTTTTTACCCTTCCGAGTGATTATAGTATCCAACTTCATACCCAAATTTGGGAAATGGTTAACTATGGTAATGGATTTACTTGGGGAGATGTTTATCATATGCCCATCCATTGGAGACGTTTCTATTTCAAGAAATTAATAGATGCCAAGAAGAAGGAAAAAGAACAATACGATAAATCTTCTAAAAAATCAAGAGGACCAAACGTAAGAGTGAGGAAGTAAAATTCCTCACTTTTTTTTTGGACGATATTTATATAAGAAGAATTACATAGGAGAAACATATGTCAAAAGAAAAAACAAACGAAGGATTATTTGGTACAGCCAAAAAGTTTAGTGATTCATTCTTTAATGGGTTGCAAAAAAACACTCATGATAAGTTTATCCAAAGAGCTAGAAAAGCTGGTACTCCAAAAGAATTAACTGATAAAATGGAGAAAATCAGAAAAGAAAAAGCTGAACTTGATGCACTCATCAAAAAATATTCTAAATAAGGAGTATAAATGGCTGACGAAAAAAATAGATTAGGACTTCTAAAAGAGATAGAGAATGCAGAGGCACGAATTAAACGTGCAAAAGAATCTACCGTCTTAAGCCAATTAAAAATAAATAAATACGTTGATGAACAAAAGGACAAAATAGTTGAGCTTGCAAAAGAATTAAAAAAGGTAAATCAAGAAACACTTAATGAATACTCAAATATGGAACAGAGTCTCGGTTCTATATCAGGTGCGTACGCTTCATTAAAAGATAACCAAAAAGCAGCATTAACTTTAGCAGCAGGTGATGATAGATTTACTGGTAAAAAATTACAATCATTACAAAAAGTTCAAGACCTTAATCAACAAATATCTCAATTAGGAAGAGATGATATTCATCAAAAAGCAGCATTGATGAGTATGAGAGATGAAGAAATGGCTAAGGTTACTGAAGGTATTCATGGTAATTCTAAAATTGTACAAACTCTTAAAGAACAAAATTCATTAGCAGAAGATTACTCTAACCTTACCGCTTTCCAAAAGACACAAATGGAAAATACTCACAAGGTACTTGAAGGTATAAAAGGTACATTAGGTGGAGTATTAGATGTATTCAGTACACTAACATCTGGTGTGATGGGTGGTTTAGGTGTAGGTTTGATAGGTGCAGGTATAGCATTAGATAAATTAGGTCAAACTGCACGAGAAACTGGTTCACTCTTCAATGAGATGTCCGTAAGTGCAACCGTATTTGGGTTGGTATTCAAAGATGCAACTGCAGTTGCAAAAGGATTGGCTACAGAATTAGGTGGAGTTGAACAATCAACATTTGGTGCACAGTTTAACGCAAACTTATTAGCAACTAATTTAAATCTTAGTGGTGCTGAAACCGCTAAGTTAATCGGTGGGTTCGCAAGATTGGGAGATGGAACGGCACAGGCAGGTGCCGATATGGCTCAATTAGTTTATGATGCATCAAAGGCAGCAGGAGTAATCCCTGCAGATGTTGCTGGAGATTTAGCAGCAAATACTGAAAAGTTTGCCGAGTATGGTAAAGATGGTGGAAAGAATATGATTCAAGCAGCAATTGCTGCAAAGAAACTCGGTTTAGAGATGTCATCCTTAACAAATGTTACTGATGGTTTATTAGATATTGAAAACTCTTTAACCTCAGAACTTGAATTAGGTGCATTATTAGGAAAAAATATTAACTTCGAACAGGCAAGAAGATTAGCATATGAAGGTGAGATAGGTTCAGCAGTTAAATCAGCAATCAACCAATTAGGTGGTGTTGAAGAATTTAACAAAATGGATATCTACCAAAAGAGAGAAGCAGCAAAGGCATTAGGATTATCAGTTGAAGAACTTCAGAAAATGACCACTAATATGGATAAACTAAATGCTGATGGTTCTTTACAAGTAAGTACATTTGATAGAATAGGACAAACCATGTCTGCACTTGCAAAAGGGCCACTTGGTTCATTTGTAAAAGGAGTTGGTGGTGCTGCAATTGCAATGGGTCAAATGGGATTCGATGTAAAAGGAATTGCATCAAAGATGCCTATACTTGGTAAATTTATAAATAAAATACCAGCCAAAGGAGATGCAACATCATCTATAAGTAAACCTACAACACCAAGTCCATCAAAAGGAGACCCATCAAAACTTACAAAAAGTATTAGTAAGATAAAAATGACCGATGTGGTTAAAGGAGCAGCAGCACTTGTATTGATTGCAGGGGCTATGTTTATTCTTGGAAAAGCATTACAAGAGTTTCAAGGTATTGGATTTGATACTTTAAAAGTTGCTGGATTAGCACTTCTTGGATTAACTCTTTCACTGGCAGCAGTTGGTGGTATTATGTCATTTGCAGGACCAATGATATTAGCTGGGGCTGGAGCAATGATATTAATTTCTGGGGCTATGTTTATTCTCGGAAAGGCATTACAAGAAATAGCACAAGTACCTGCAGATTTTAATTTCGTATCACTTGGAGCTCAACTATTAGCATTTGGATTGGCGATAACACCACTTGGATTCTTATCACCACTTATAATGTTAGCAGCAGCATCTCTTGGAATTATGGGTGCAGGATTGACTTTATTTGGTATTGGATTAAGAATGATACCATTTGAAACACTAAATTTAGTAAAAGATACACTTACTAATGTAGTACCATTGACTGGTGGGATATTATCACTTGCAGCAGGTATTACTGCATTGGCTGGTTCACTTATGTTTTTAGGATTAGCTGGAATTACTGCATTACCTGGTCTAATGGCGTTATCAATGGTAGGTGGTATTAGTATGGCATTGGGTGGATTGTTCGGTGGTGATGATGAAGGTGGTGGAGAAGATTCAATGGAAGCCTTACTCACAGAGATTCAAGGATTAAGACAAGATTTAAATGCTGGTAAAGTGGCAGTTTACTTAGATGGTGCAAAAGTTACAAGTGGAATTAGAAACGTAGTTAACGGAACAAAGGTTAACTCATATGGATTATAAGATATGCCAAGTATTATAGATTTATTTCAGAGTAGTGGATTGGATAATCAAGTAAAGAAAGATACAGAAACTCTTGTAGAACAAGAATTAACTGGTATCAGAATAAAATCTGCAGTTGAATTAAACAATCCTATCTTATATGGTAACGAATCTATTCGTATCATGAACAGAACTACTTCTGCGGTAGAAAAACAAAGAACTGCAAACGCAGTTGACCCTGGTGATGGTGGATTAATTGGTAAAGGATTATCTAAATTAACTGGTGGTAAAGTAGAATCTATATCAGAGGCAAGAGATAAGGTTAATAGCACACTCGGAATACCCGTTAATTTAATCCCTACCGATGTTGCTAAAGGTTTAGTAGGTAAGAACCCAGTCAACACTCCAATCACCTTAGAAGAGATTAGATTAGGTGGTGCAGGAACTGGTGTTGGTAAGTTCTTAAAAGGATTAGGTGGTGGAAGTCCATCTCAATTGGCAAAACAGGCAGTAGGTAAAGGAATTGATTTAGTAAAAGGAGAAATCAGAGGAGCATTATTTGGTAGAAGAGGAAGTGACCAACCAGCACAAGGTGCCTATAAAAACTTAATACCTGATTATGGTAACATAGTAGCAAATAGACAAGATTTACAAGAGCAAAAACCACAAAAAGAAGGTGGGTTTACATATTCATCTACTGTTGATATATCTGCAGAAGCAATCAAAGATAGAAATGATATGTCAACAAGACTTGAGTACATTAAATCATTATATTTAAATGGTATTTTTGGTGCACCTCCAAGAACGATTGGTAAAAACACTCAAACCTCTGAGAACAAATTCAATGATGATGAAACTCGTTCAGGTAATAAACCAAATTTATACACTAAAGTATCAGAAGATTTAGTAAAAGATGATTCACAAGATTTAACAATTGATTTAGATAAGGTTGGATTTTCATATCAAGAAAAAGTAAAGAAAAAAGTTTATGGTGAGAAAACACCATTTAGATTCAGAGATTCAGATACATTCAAAGAAGAAGATTTTTCAAAACAAAGAGATTCTGAAAACAAATATTCAAAACAAGATGATATTGCAACTAATACATTAGAATCAAAAAGAGGTATTAGAAGTGGTAGAGATATTATAAATCAATCTGCAGTATCAGATGAAGATATTTTAGTTGATGGAAAAGATAAACTTGAAGATTATGATTTAATACCACTTGTAATCAAAAACACATATAGTGGTAAAAGGGCACACTTTAGATGTTCTATAACTGGTCTTACAGAAACTACTTCTCCTTCTTGGGATAGTTCAAAGTTTTTAGGAAATCCATTCAACTTATACACATATAGTGGAGTAGAAAGAAGTGTTACATTTACACTACAACTATTCGCATTAAACGCACAAGAATTAGTAAACAATTGGGAAAAGTTAAAATTCTTAACTTATTTATGTTATCCGACTGGATATGAAGGTGGTGCAGGATATGTAATCCCACCATTTATAAAGTTTACACTTGGAAATATGTATGATAACAAAGATGGATTCATAGAATCATTATCATATACGGTACCAGATACATCAACATGGGAAACTGGTGATGGTACACCAATGTTAGATGATGAGTATTTAAATAAAGTAGGTGGTGGGGCAAAGAAATTAGAGGCCAAAGACCTAAAAGGTTATAAATTACCAAAATTTATAGATGCATCTATTACTGTTAAATTTGTTGAACAAAGAAGTACAACTGGTTTAAGTAAAATGTATGATTTTAAATCATTAACATAATGAGTAGGTATAAAACAAACGAAGTAAAGAAATTAGCTGATGGTAGAGAGGTGTACAGAACAAAAGTATATCCACAAATACCGTTAAGAGATGATGATATTTATGTAGCAACACAAGCAGGTGATAGATTAGATACTCTTGCTGCACAATATTACAATGATTCAACCCTATGGTGGATTATCGCATCAGCGAATAAAGTTCATAATGCATCTCTTGCGTGTGAAGATGGAACTGTACTCAGAATACCACAGAACTATATTGAAATACGAAAAAACTTTAATCAGTAATTATGTCTTTCAGTTATTTTTCAACTCCATTAGGGTACATCAAAGAAACTCTTGATAATCGAAAGGGTAATATAATCGATGTTAGTAAATTAAATGCATGGATTAGAATTACATCTGGTGTTGGGAATGGTATGGTTATTTTATCTAACCCATCCGTACCTTTGTTCTACGCAGCAAATGCAATATACGGTGGAATCGGTGCAGATTCAAGAGGTACAACTGGTCAAACTGCTACTGAAGGAGAAGGAGACGAACAAAAGGTAGTACTTACTGATATCAAAGGAAAAGAAATTGAATTTGAAGATGATAGATGGGGTAGACCAAGACCAATAATTAGTGGATTAGATATATCAGAAGGTAATAATGGATTATCCAAAAAGTCAGAATTACAAATAACTTGTTTCTCATTAGCACAATTAGATGAGATACAGGCAAAGTTTGCAGAACCTGGTCATCATGTTTTTGTAGAATTTGGATGGAATACTGCCACTGCGATGAACGGGTTGGTATCACTTGATGATACTAAAAAAATTGTTTCAATGAGAAACTTACCTGCAGTACAAGCACAAAGAGAGGCAGCAGATGGACAATATGATAATTTTTTAGGTAGAATTACAGGTGGTGGATTATCTTATGAGACTGGTGAAAAATATGTAGTTAGTGTAAAACTGACTGGTGTTGGAGATTTGGCAGCATATTTACAAGGACATAAAAGTGCTATTAAAGAGGGTGCAAAAGAAACAATTGGTGGTGAATCATTTTGGTGGGTAAAGGGTACTATTAATGATAGAAAAAGACAATTTCAATTTTTTTATAACGATTTACCATCTTACAACAGAACAGAAGATATTAAAGGATTAGTTAATCTTGATTATTATACTCAACCATATAATTTTGTAAACTTTGATGAAGAATTACGAGAAGATATGGGGGATGAAACAAATGATTCCAAAATTCGTAATCCAGATGGTAATAAAATTGCAGTTCCAAGTAACACACCATTAATCGGTAGTGAAAGATTTGTAAAATTAGATGTATTATTTAGTGTAATCTTAGACAGAAGTGGTGTTCCAAAAATTGTTGATAAAGATGGAAATGTAGTAGAGGGTGGATTTAGATATCAGAAAATACCAATTAGAGCACATAGACACATATTTAGTACAGATAAAAGTAAATTATTGATTCCGAATGAAAAAATGCCTAATTTTGGATTTTGGTCTATATTAAAAGGTGAAGAACCACCAAAACCAGATGCAGATGGAAGTGAAGTTGATATGTCTTATTTTGGTATATCATTTCCTGAAAATAGTAAGTTTGACCCAAATTACGCAGGAGTATTTAATGAACTAACAGAATTAGAAGCAGGTAATTGGGGCTATCTTGAAAATTTATATGTAAATTATGAATTTGCTAAAGGAATTATGGAATCTAAAACAAATACCACATATGATGTATTCGTACAAATTCTGAATGGGTTAAATGCTGCATCAAATAACTTTTGGTCATTTGAAATAGAAAAACATAACTGTAATGTTTACAACCATGAAACAAAAACAAACGAAGTTCAAGACCAACTTATTGTTGTAGATAAAGCACTCTCGTGTCCATCACCTAAAAATCCACCTCTTGAATTATTTTTACATGGTGAAAAATCTGTATTTTTAGAGGCATCATTAGATTCATCTATCGGTGGTGCAATGATGGGGATGGTAACGATGGGTAAAGCATCTCAAGGTGAATTAAAAGTAAATGAAGATGGTAGTACCACTTCACCAGAAACTGGTAGAGGATTGTTTACAAACGAAGTGGATTGGATTGCAGCAAATGTTAGTTATGAAAATAATGAAGCATTAAAGAAAGAAGAATCAGATACGACTGGGCCATCAGATGAAGAAAAGATTGCAGCAGCATATTCTCTATTTAAAGATAGGGCAGGTGTTTACCCAAAAATTATAGATAATAGTGGTGATGATTTAGATGCAAGAGGTTCTTGGAAAAAATTAGGATTCTTTACTTTTAATGACCCTGATTTATTGAGAACATGGAGAAGAAAAGATATAAAGAAACAATCAGAAAATCAACAAGAACATCAAATAGGACAAGCACTTTTACCAATTAAATTTACATTCACTATTCATGGATTAAGTGGATGGAAACGAGGAGATAAATTTAAAGTGGTAGGATTGCCATCAAGATATGATAATGGGTTTTTTCAAGTTACACAAATAAACCAACAAATTGAAGGTATGGGTTGGAAAACACAAATAGAGGGACAATTTAGAAACGTTGCAGGATAATGAGTAGAAGATTAACAGACCCAAGAAACTATGTTCCAAAAGGATGGCACCGAATGGAGAATGGTAAGCTCATGCGAAATGCAGACCATGTTGGTGATTTACCTGGAGAAAACGAATTGTTAAATAGATATCGAGCAATCCAAACAAATAGTGGTTTATATACAGAGGGTGGTAAGATAAAACAATATGCACCTAAATTAACCGTAAAAGATTATGAAATCGGTGTAATAAAACGATACTTTATACAAAAATCAAATGATAAGAACGCACCAATATTCGAAATCAGTAGAAACCGAACTGGTAAGTATAGGGAGAACCCGTTATATAACCTTGCAGAAATCGATTGGGTAATTTCAGGTGAAGGTTCAGAAAAAATAATTGGTAATAGTATAAAAAAAATATCAGTAAATGAAATGAATTCATTAAGTATTTCACAAGTATCTAATATTATGCCAAATCTAAAATTATTTTTACCAAACTTATTACAATATTACAAAGATTCAAAATCTGCAGGTCAAATAAAGTTAGGAAAATCATTTGGTTCAAAACGAACTTCGGGTAGAAACGGTGGATACTAAATGTTTATAAATGGGTTACAGAGAACAGATAACAGATATACTATCTTGTATTGAGCATCACTCAAATCATTTTATAGGTATTCATAATTCTTGGGAAGATAAAAACTATATTCCAAACAAAATAGAAAAAAACTTAGATTATCTACTACAAAGAGTTGAGAACAATTTACCCATATACTTTTTAGTTGAACACGAAATCATAGATAATAAAAGATGTTTTGATGATATTATTTATAATATTGAAAAATATAATCTTACAACTGCCTTAATATCTCAAGCAACAATATCTTCTTACAAGTATTCAACACATCCACTTACAAATCTTTGGATGTGGCAAGATTTACATACGAGAAAAAGTATAGCATGGAATTCTGTTGATGAAAAAGTATTTGATGAATATGAAAACGAAGAAATACGAATTAAAGATAGAAAATATAAAGGAATATGTTCTGTTAGAAAACAAAGTGCACTTAGAACATCTATAATGAGGAGAATACATTTGAATGATAGTTTAGTAAGATATGCTAAATGGCCAAATGATGCAAATAATCCATATACTAATAGTGTACACAAAAAACGAATTAGTAAATTTCCAACATTAAAAGGATTATTAAAAGAATATGAAAACAGTTACTTTTCATTTGTAATAGAAAGTGGTAACTCTCAAGAAATGGGATATGCACAATTATCAGAAAAATGTTTAATTGCATTTATGACAGGTACACTTCCAATTATATTTGGTGATAATAATTTAATCAAAGATTTAGAAAAGGTTGGTCTTACAACATGGAATACTTATTTTGGATTCAATACTGATTCTTATATTCAAGAAGAAGAGAAAGTAAATAATTACATAGAGTGTGTAAAAGAAGTAAATAAACTTAGTTTAGAAGAAACTAAGAATTTTTACAAAGATAATTTTGAGAAGGTAAGGAAAAACTATAATATTATTTATAACCTGCTTTTTTTCAAAAATAATTTAATCTAATATATATAGAAAATAAGGTTATGAGTTATCTTACAGATTTAGAAAAACAACAACTACAATTTGACTGGAGATACAAGGGAGTATCTATTTTAAATTTACTCACAGAGAGTGAAGTAGATTTATATGCTGAAGAGTTAGAACGAATCAGAATTCAAAGACAAGAGAACGATACAAAAGGTGAATGGGGTGAATACGACCCATTTATGTATCCACATAAGGAATCAGAATTACTTACTGATTTAATGAAACATCCTAAAATTATTGAGGCTTGTGAATTTTTAATGGAAAGTAAAATCTTTGGTGTACAAACTTGGGCTTATTTCAAACCACCAGGTCAATTAGGAAGAGACCAACATCAAAACATATTTTATACACAATGTAAATCAAACGAAATAATCAATGTTTCTATTGCGTTTGATAATCACGACCCTAATAATGGTTCTGTTTGGTATTTAGAGGGTTCACATCACTTAGGTAAATTGCCGATAGAGGTAGATGAAGTAAGAGCTGGTTCAAATCCAAAAAATTGGAGAAACGAAAGAGGTAAACCTTGTGTACTACCAGAGGACCACAACTTCCCACACATAGATGGATATCTAAGAAAAGGACAGGTTGCACTACTTCATTCAAATGTAGTACATGGTTCAGAACCAAATACTTCAAATAGATTCAGAAGGGCGTTCTTAACTGGTTATATCAAAGAAGGTGCAAACTTTGCAACTGGTAATCATATGAAAAGAGAACCAATCGATGTAGGTTCTGCAAAAATTTCTTAAAAAATATTTGGATATATCAATTATTTTTCGTATATTTACTATGTAAATAATTACGATATGAAAAATGTAATCTTTGATTTAGATGGAACTCTTGCCTTGATTGATAAAAGGCGAGCTATCTCTACAAAACCTAACGGTAAATTAGATTGGGATGTATTCTTTGACCCAAAGAATATTGATTTAGATGATGCAAATGATGCAGTTATTAAGATGGCGAGAATGTTAAAAGATTCTGGTTTTAGAATTGTTATCTTTAGTGGTAGGTCTAAGGCAACCAAAGATGCCACACGAAAGTGGTTGAACGATAATAATGTTCCATTTGATATTTTAAAAATGAGACCAACATCTAACGATTTTAAATTCATGCCAGATGATGATTTAAAACAAAAGTGGTTAGATGATTTATTCCCTAACAAATTAGATATCTTTTGTGTATTTGATGATAGACAGAAAGTTGTAGATATGTGGAGAAAAAATGGTTTGAATTGTTTCCAAGTTGCGGACGGAAATTTTTAAAAAATAGTTCCAAAAAAATTTGGAAGTCTCGGCTTTTTTTCGTATATTTACTATGTAAATGAGTGATAAAATAAACCTTAAAAGTATGAATAAAAAAGTTAAAATTTCGATTGATGGAAATGAATTTCTAATCCCATCAGAATCCATAGGTTATGATACCTATAACAACAACGAACCTTATGTTTATATGAGAGCAAAAGTTGTTGCTTCGATAATCAAACAATATGTTAAGAAAAATTACCCTTCATTAGTTGTATCGGCTACTTCTGATGTTTATAGTGGTGGTTCTTCGGTAAGAGTAAATGTGTGTAACAAAGATGGTTCTCCAATCTCTGATTACGATGTATTTGAAGATATTCAACAATGGCAATACAAATTGAAGGCTGGTTCTTTCAATGGTATGATTGATATGTACGAAGATAGAGAAGATTCTCCTGCTACTGATAATGGTACTCCAATGAAGTATTTTCCTTCTTACATTTTTATTGAGAACAAACCTTCTTGGGGAACTAAATACTATTGGATGAACAATTGGAATGAGTGGTGTGAAAAAACTCAAAATCCAAGTGATGAAGAAAAAGAGTGGATTGATAACATCGTTAACAAATACGGTGGTTGGTTGAGTTACAACAAGCAATTCATGAGTAAAACAGTTCTTAAAAATATTGATTCAATAATGGGATGTGTATGAAAGTATTAATAAAACCTAAAGTAACAAAACCCTGGTCAAAAGAAATGTATGATTACAATGACAAGGTAGCTGATATGATGAAAAAGAATATTCTGACATCGATTCATACAAACAGAAATAATTGGGATAACCTCAACGAACTAATGGAGTTATGTGGTGGTATCAAATATGGTGAAGGATATAGTATTGATGACCTTTATTTAGATGTAAATAAAGAAGTTGAATATGTTCAGAACTATTGGTTAAATGAAGAATATCCATATGCAGTAAAACAAGGATTAGTAGAAGAAGTTCCTTATAAATTTGTTGGTTATGAGAAATAAATTAAACATTAGTGTACTGAATAAGGTTGAAAAAGAATTCGGTAACTTTGAAATTGGACAAACCTTTGGTGGTGGAAATCCTGTCTATCTACGATTTGGATATTGGAATCAAGTAGATGTAAAAAAACTGAATAAAATTCTCAACCCAATTAACGAAGTTAAAGAAGATTCATGGTACGATGATGATTGTGGATGGCAATATTCATATTCTTTAGTTTAAATGATAACACTTATAACATATACAGATGAATATGAAGAGGGTGCCGTATGGGATTCTATAAAACTATGTGATGATTTAGATTATAGGGAATCATTTGTAGAACCTGTACAATTAAATCCAAGAGATATTTATATAACACCTCAAGAACGGAAAAAAGTTGCATCATTTTATTATGTTGAATTAGAATATTTTTTTGATTTATATAGAAGTGGTAAAAAACCAAGACCAATTTGGGCTCGAGAATACAAAGATGGATACCAAGTATTAGATGGCCATCATAGATTAACAGTAGCAAGATTATTGAGATTAGATAAAATCGATGTATGTGTTGTACCTAAAGATAAGATAAAATATATCTATGACCCAACACCATATGAGTATGATGAACTATTACGAAAAAAT